GGCGACCTCCTGCGTGCCGATGGAGTCTGCCATGCGATCCATATCTTTCGCGAACCCTTCAGCCGCAGTCGTCAACAGTGGTAAGACGGCTGTAATGGCACGAACGTTCGTGAATAGATTCTCCAGGGGAACCCCCGTCGAGTCTGCTTGTTCCTTGATCATCTTCAAGCCGCCGACGAACCCATTTGCCTGGATTAATGATCGCCCCGTTTCATATCCAAGTTCTTTGATTGTCTCAGCTAATGCTCCAGTAGGTCTAAACATAGACATTATCGTCTGTCGCAACGACGTGACCGCCCAGTCTGTCATGATGCCCTGTCGTGTCAGGGTGGCGATGGCTGCGGTCATTTCTTCCAGCCGTGCGCCCGCAGGAGCCGCAACGCCGGCCAACCTTCCAAACTGTCCTGCTAGTTCCTCATAGGTTGTCTTTCCATATCTTACAGCAGTGAAGAGAAGGTCATTAACTCTAGTAGCTTCTGATGCAGCCATGCCGTATGCGTTCAAAACGGTTGTAGTCATGTCCACTGCAGCCATGACGTCAGTCACGCCGGCTGCTGCTGACTTCATTCCAACTTCCAGGATTTCGGTCGCGTCTGCCCCGTAGAAGGTAGCACTGTAGACTTGGTACATAGCCTTCGTGCCGGCTTTTGCGAACACGTTGTAATCATGGGTAAGATCCCGGATTTCTTTCCCGAGAGAATCAATGCCTTGGGCATCCAGGTCGGTCAATGTCCACAACTGGAAGAGTTCTTTGTTGAATTCGCGCTGGGCATCAACTGCTCCGCCAGCAATTCCGATCGTCTTCGAGACAGCCATGAATGCGGCCATCAATGGCAATGCAGATTTCGCCATCACCATAAGGGATTTGAGTGATAAGCCGACAGCGGTAACGCCGGCTGCTCCTGCGGCCATCCCTGTTCCAAGAACGACCCCGCCCGCGCCAGCTGCGCGGGCGGCCACATCGCCATAATGGAGAGCTAGAGCAAGATTGTTCGTCGAGAGAACGGCAAGTTCTTGAGCTGTAAGAAGCCCCATGGCTGCCGTAGCTACTGCGTTGTAGCTGACAATGATTCCCGAACTGGCAGACGCAATGGCAGCAGAAGCCATTTGGCCCTCTGCGATCATCCTCGATGTCGTAGATGCAAACGATGTTCCAACGACTCCCATTTGAGACACGAATTGCTCAACAGGGACGTGGATCTCTACAAACGCTCGACCAAGGGCTCCTGCATCTCCTGCCATTCTCTCCCCTTATCCCACAGGCCCGATTATTCCGTGTGAGTCACATTCCGATCGTATGTCTTCAAACTGTTCATGACTCGGAACCAGCAGGCTCGGCGTAGCATCCTGAAGCTTCTGCACAGCGGCCCGCGTTTCGTTCGCGTCCTTCCCCCCCACTTCTGGAGGGAAGAAGTTCCACAGCCATCTACCAATCGCCTGCGCCTGCTTCAGAAAGTACGCGAACTGGATGTCATCCCATGCCAAGACCTCTCTTGCATCCTTCTTGTGGTACACGGCCATGAGCAAGGGAATCGCCAGTTCATAATCTATCCGGAGTCCTGCTGCGTCTCGGAGTTTTTTGCGTCACCAATCGTCTCCTTGGCGATGTCCTCAAGGCTCATCCCTGCAGCCAGTTGAGCCGCCGACGGCTTCGGCTTCTCAGCCAGTCCGACAACGTAGGAAAACACGTTCTCGAAGACCCGGCCTCCTTCGTTGGCAAACAGCTTGTCGACGAACACAGAATCGATCTTGCACGAAATCGGCACCTTCTCTCCGTCGATCTCTTTCGTGTAAGTGATGTCCTGGCCGTACTGCGCCACCAACGACATTGCGATGGCAAAGGCCATGTGTGATCGATTGAAGCCAGAGAAGATGCGATCTGCGTACGGTTCAAACTTCTCCATCACGCCTTCCTGGAGCCTCTTCGCCAACTCTTCCGCTTCGGCTTCCGTCGCGGCAAGGGGAGCGTCTCCGGCTTTCTTCCGCAGTGCTGCAATCTCTCGCTGCGTCCCTGTCATGATGTTCGCCAGTGTCAGCGATGCTTTGTTGCGAGTGCCTCCGAGAGAGAAGGTAGCGGGCTTCCCCGTCCGCTTCGTCTCATCTGTCTGCACCAGCGACTCGAATCGTCCCTGATCCCAAGAAGAAAGTCGGGGGAACGTAAGCATCTGTCCCCCGACCTCGAATTCCCTTACGTGACTCTCACTCTCAGCCTGTTCAATCGCCTGTACGAGATTCTGCGCGTTCAGTTCATGGTTCATGTTGCCCTCCCGTGCTATTTCGTTTTCTCTGCGTATTCCTTCGCCGTCTTCAGAATGACCGCTCCGCGGGATTTGTCCTGCGAAGCCCGGATCCCATCCTGGATCTTGCTCAAACTGTCTACCGCTGCTTTCTTCTTAGCCATGTTTCCTCCTAGTCCTTCGCTCTGTCGACGAAACCAAGTAGGCCGTCAACCTTTAGTGTGAATGGGTTCGTGCATTTCCCAACAAGAGGAGCAACGATGCCCGACTTGGGGACGTACGCCCAGAATTCGAACCGCTCGTCTGCCGATGCAACGTCTGTGAATAAGATCGCAAAGATCTTCTCACCCTCAAGCAGGGCATACGACATCTGTTCCGCTCCGAGCACTGTCCAGTAGGTAGCATTCGGAGGTTCATTGTTTGTGCTCGCCAGGATACAGGTGTAGCTTCGTTGCTCGTGTTGGACAACATCACCAGCAGCGTAGGTGATCAAGGAGCTCCACCATTTCGCCACACCCCAGTAGTTCGAAACCGTCACTTCGCCGGCATTCATGATGCTCGTCGCGAACGATCGGAACCCACTGTTGTCTTGGGCGCTCTTAAACGTAGTGACATCCTGTACCTCGGCCTCCAGGCCGATTGAGAGGGTGTCGTAGGCGCCTATCACCTGCAAGAGGCATGTTGCACGCACGTTGTCGATGTACATCGTCTGAGCCGATGTGGGAGCGATGACAAAGGTGTACGACTTCGTGAGAACTGGCATCGTCAGGTACAACGACCAGTATCCCCAGTTCGTGTTGCCGTATCCCGTCTGATTCGCGACCATCGTCAGCACGTCCGGCGTGCCAATCGTCGCGCCCGCGGCGTTCTTGAACGTCACGGTGAGAGTCGCTTCCTTCCCCGTGGCAAACTTCGTCCACAGCGACAAGGACAGTTTCTTCTCTTCTGCAAGTGCCGTGTCAAGCGTCACCGTCTGTCCCATGTACGTGTCGACCGCAGCTGTTGCCGTGATCGCGCATCCACCTGACAGATCGTTGTATCCGTAATGTGCGCCCCAATCGATCGATCCTGCCCCTTCGGTAAGATCCCACCAGTCAAGAGACAAGACATTGCTGAATTGGCCGCTTACACCTTCCGTGCCGGCAAGCTGATGAACTGCCTCGGCCGCCGCACCATCCAGCAATACCTTCTCGGACAGGAACAGCCCCATCAGATACCCTTGTTTCATTGCCATCGTGGATCACCTACCTCTACGGGTTGTAACCCATGATTTCCGTGGGCTTGCCAGTTACTCGGAACGTCACGTTGACGATCTGCATTTCGTTCTCCATCCGTCCAGTCGGGCTGATCTTGGTTACAAGACACACCCCATTGAGGAATGGATTGGCTGTATCTGCAGCGTCTTCAAACTCGCACTTCGTTTCCGTCCCACAGAAGAGAGCCGTAACCATCTCGCCCATCTCCGGGAGCGTGTAATCCCAGAAGATCGGCAGTGTGATGTCTTGCGGATCCACCAACCCCAACTTGAATGATCGAAACGGCAGAGTCGCGCTACCGTGTGTCGTGACGTCGATTGTCGCTCGCGAAACGTCCATCGTGATGTCTGCATTCGTCTGGATTACGTGATCCGTATCCCAGACGAATATCGCGTTATAGCCTTGGCTTAGAGCCATCTTGTCATCTCCTTACCCTAGCAAAACAGGACTTCGTACCGTGCGAAGACTCCATACATCAACTGCTCTGAAATCATGTCAGTGATGCCTTGTGGAGCCAACACCTGCATTAACCTAACCGTCCCCCAGGATTCAGAGACATCGATGTCTCGGCCGTCAATTGCTTGAATTGCTGCGTCCATTATCTGCGTGGCCGTGTACTTCACTGGCGACCATCCAGTAATCTGAAACCTTGACCAATTCCCTACAGCAT